GATTGGTAGTTTTCTAATTTAAACCAATATTCATTATTTGTTGCAGTTATTTCTTTTATAATCCAATCTAAACTTCTATTATCTCTCATAATCATATCATTAGCCCAAGTTGTAAATTGTAATGTTGGTAATTCAAATGGATGTCTTGAACATTGTTCTGCTGCTTGTTCTAAATGATTATTATATAAATGAACATCTCCTAAGTTACCAATCAATTCATCAGGTATCATATTGACTTGTTTAGCAATTATTTCTAATAACAAAGCATATGATGCTATATTGAATGGTAATCCTAAAAATGTATCTACACTTCTTTGATTCCACATTAATGAAATATATCTTTTACCTTCTCTTTCCTGTGTATAAACTTGAAATCCATAATGACAAGGTGGCAATACCATTTGATCTAACTCACCTACATTCCAAGCATTAACCATTAATCTTCTACTGTCTGGATTTGTTTTTAATTCTGAGATTAGGTTTGCAATTTGGTCTATTTGAATGTTTCCACCAACGTAATTTTTAACGTGCCATTGTTTCCAACTTCTCCATTGCCTACCATAAATTGGTCCTAATTCACCCCAATTCCAAGCCCAATCATCATTTGTTTTAATTAAGTTGATAAATTGCTCTTGGGTATAAGATGCTTCATGTCGTGTTTCATTTAGATAGTTTTTATAAGCATCCCCATCCCAAATGTGACAATCATTATCAACTAAGAATTTTATATTAGTATCACCTCTCAAAAACCATAACAATTCAGTTACAATTGATTTCCAAGCCATTTTCTTTGTAGTTAATAGTGGAAATCCTTCCTTCATGTTGTGTCTGATCTGCCAACCGAAGATTGATTTAGTACCTGTTCCTGTTCTGTCTTTCTTATCTACTCCAAAATGTATTATCTGAAGCAATAATTCTTTATATTGGCGATCTATATTATTCATTGTGCTTGGCGTTTTATATCTAACTCTTCTCTTAATTGCTTTAATTCCTTTCTATACTCACTAAATTCATCATCGTCTTTAGCTTTGTGGCCTTTAGATAATGCTTCTGTAATGATTAATTCTAGTTGAATTATTCTACTTATTTTAGAATCATAGTATTTGTTCTTCATCTTCTTTATCAGTTTCCCAATCTAAAAAGTCTTTACCTTTATAATCAGGGTGATTTTTGATCATGTATTCAATTCCACCTGCCCATAACCAAGCGAGTGAAGCTGCTATTGCTATTATAAATAAAATTAATCCCACCATCTTTCTATATAATTTTCAAGTAATTTAAATAAGATACGTTTTGCTTTATTATGTTTTAATTCTGCTAATTCAATTTTTTCTCTAGTTATATTATCATCATCTATAAACTCTAATATATATTCTTCATTTTGAATTTTATTTATCAATCTAACAGCCAACATCATTCTATTAGCATCATATTCGGCTAAAGTATGATTACCCTTTGTACGAATAGAGTTTGACATTATTATTAATTTATGTTTTAACACTTCATAAATATAATAATGATCCCACTGCTCATCCTTCCATATAATTGGAAGCCAGCGAAATAAATTAATTAATCTTCTTTTGAATTGTCTTATTCTCCACATAACCATAAATTTAAAAAAGTGGGGCTCTAAACGAGCCCCCCTTAAATTACTTAATTGGAGTAGGACGAGGTCCTAATTCACCACCACCATTAACCGGTATCTGAGCAGTTGTAGTATCAGTTACTGATACTGCTGAGTCAGCTACGGCTACGCTATCAACAGAAACACTATCAATAATAGTACTGTCTGTAGTTGTAGATTGGTTTGATCCTCCATTGCAAGCAGCAAACATAATAGCAGTTGCAATCATAAATGTAATTTTCTTCATAGTCATAATTTATTATTTCATTAAATATAAAATAATATTTTGACCGAACCAAATTACTTTAATAGATTGTAATATTCTTTAAAATGCTTAAGACGATCAGGTAAACCAATTGTACCACCATTAACACATTTAGTAACAGCAGTTACAGCCGCATCTGAAGCGTCAGTACATTTACCTAAACAATTTTTATGGAAGAACCAAGCAGCAGATAATAATGGATATTTAGTTGCTACTAAATCTGGTGATTCAAGTAAATTCTCAGGTACAACAGCATCAAATGCTTTGTAATTATCTTTACCAGTTAATTGAATATAACCACGACCACGATATTTGTAACCTTCACCTGATGCTTCAGGTCCATTACCCATTCTACCACCGTATACTAGGTTGGCAATTTTTTCTGGTTTGCGTTCGTATTGGAGTGCTTTAGCTTCAGTTGGAAAATATTTTTTAAATATTCCTAATAAACCTTTAGCTCCATAATTTAAGTTTTCATTTACAGCTTTAAAACCTGCTGATTCATGACCACATTGGGCTAAAAAATGTGCTAACTCAACTGGAGTATCAATTTTGAATTTCTCCATTACCTCAGGAATTTGAGCAATTACAGTGTCTGGGATGTGTCCTTTTAATTTGTTTAAGTCCATGTTTTATTGTTTTTTAATTAATGAGCAGTAGCTATAAATCCTAGAAGAAACATAATAGCTAAATTAAATATAGTTGCATGTCGTATTGTATATAAACGAAGTCTATCAGTTTGTTCATAAATACGCTTATTAGCTTCCATTCTAGTTTTTAAAGTGTCTATTTCAATTTGTTTCTCGTAGTGTTCTTTCAAATAACTTTCATACATACTTTGTAAACGCTTACCGTTTGCAATCATGTATTCATTATGTTTAAACTTAGTTGAGTCTAGGGTAAGTTTCAAACTATCTATTTGTTTTTGTTTAAGAGTAAATACTTCATTTATTTTCTTACCATCCTCAACAGACATTACAATTACTTCTTTACCATTAATTGTCTGCACTGTCTGAGATTGGCAGAAATTTAAACTTAGGAGCATTACCAGACTTAATATTAGTTTCATTGATTTCTTGTTTTAGTTCAGTTACTTCTTGTTTCAATGTAACTATTTTTTCAGCTGTTTTCTGAATTGTTTGTTTTGTTTGTTCATCAGCTGCCTTTATTGTAGCATGATTTTTAGCTCTTTGCTCATTTGCCTTACGCATCACCTCTTGAAACTCAGCTTCTTTTTTCATTTCCTCACTTGTCTTTTGACTAACACCTTCAGTACAAGCAGTGATAAACAACATTAGAATAATAGTAATTAGTCTCATATTATTTAGGTATTTGTTTTAATGATTCTAATACTTCAATTTTAGAGTTAAGAGCAGATGATTCGCTAACAAGCTTAACTACTTGTAATTGTAAAGTATCTACTTTTGATTCTAGTTTTTGGATCATAACATCTTGTTTACCTACATTTTTTTCATTTGACATTTTAATGTCAACATAAAGATATCCTACAGCTACAATACAAATAAACATTAAACCCTTAACTGGGTCCTTACTAAATTCTTTAAATGAGATAGGGGGTTTAATAGCACCCGCTACTGCATCTACAGCGGAAGATGTTTTTTTAGCTCTTGCCATAATTTTTTAATTATTTCTAAGTTTTTTTTAATACGATCAGCATGCTTAAGTCCGTTTTTACGAGACTTCATTGGTACTGGTTTGTTTTCAGGTTTGTTACGTGCCATTATTTTTGGTTTTTAACTAATTCTTTTAATTCATCTATAAAACCGTCTCTTTGATCTAAAAGATATTTTTCTCTATTTATTAATCTTTCTCTTTCTTCATCAGTTAATTTAAGTATAAGTTGTTCTTTATCTTGAATCATTTTCTTATACTCATTCATCTGATTAGTGAATAAAACATTCTGGTAGTACATTATGCCTACCAGAATGATTATTGTGAATGATTGTTCCTTTAGTTTACTAAGGAATGTATCTACAAAATTACTATTATTCTCCTTGTGGTTCATCTTTACCTTTATTGATGAACTTGTCTATAGACCCTATACCAAATGATCCTAAGGTTAACCAAAGGAACGCATTAAATATAAAGTCTTGAATTACTAGTTCTTTGCCTAAGGTACCAGTTACTATATCAGAAATAGCAAATATTACCATCATAGCAAATGCTAAGAAACCAATGAATGATTTTTCATTGATTGTGTTGTTGTCGTTAAACAACTGAGAGAAGAATTTTTTCATGTTTTAATTTTTAATTAATAAAAAAAGGTCGTATATATTTCTATATACAACCTTGAATTTTTACAGCAATAAATATTACTAAAATTAACAGTCAGCGTCAGCTATCTTCATACCATCTAAAACATCATTCAATACACTCTTAACTTCAGCAGATAAGAATCCATTAACAAAACTGAATAATTGAGCATTAATATCAACTAAACCGTTTGTAATAATTGATACTTCTAATCCAATTGATTCAGCCATTTGAATTAAACCAATTGTATCATCTGTATCTTCTGGAAGATCAATATGTAGTGAATCAATAGTTAAGTAATATCCTGGTTTATCACCGTCACATACTTTAACTAGAGTACCTGTAGCAGTTCCTGGGATATCTTTAGCATATACATTTTCATCACCTGAAAGTGCTGGTAATGGGTCTTGCCACATTTTATAATGAGCATAAGCGGTTGCTGATGATAGGAATAGACTCATATTAACAGAGAATATTGAGTTAGTGTCATCTTTAGGTATAACAGCATCAATAGATATTACTCTTATAGCGCCACATCCTTTAACTGAATTTAATTTAAATTCTACACCACCTGTGATTATTGTATATCCACAAACATCAACACAAGCATTATAAGCTGAATCAGCTGCATGTTTGCAATCACTAGAGATATCATCACATCCATTTTCGCAGCTCTTTATTCCAAAACAAACACTTTTACAAGTTTTTCTAGCAGCATCACAGGTGCTATAAGCTAGAGACTTAGCATCTTTACAAGCATCTATACATGCATTGTTGAGGGATTTTTCTTCATATGAATATTTGTAATGTATTTCATCACAAAATTCAATATCGTTTAATACTGAGTCTTTACTACAGTCACTTGATACTTTAAATGTAAGATCTTGTACTGCTGGAGAAGCAATAATATTATTTACTACTTCTAGAATTGATTGGTTAATGTCTGCCATTTTATATTTTAATATAAATATAAAAAAAAAGAGGTAACCTTTCGGTTACCTCTAAAACATCGATGGGAATCCTGACTACCCACAATCCTCGGACGAGCCCCTTTTCACCCACAGTCCACTAAAATGATCAGTTTCAGTGTTAATAACTGGCTGGATTGACTACCAGCAACGCCTGCAAAGATCAGTTGATATAATCTTAAGCGTATCCAGAGCGTCCATTACGTTGGCCAACGTAGAACGATGGTGGTTTTAACTCACTCGCCTGTAATACCCAGCTAATTGGTTTTTCAACCACTTCGCCAGTGCCTTAACCGCTCTTAACAGTTTGTTCGGCCACAGTTTGTTAAATGACTTAGCCTGGGACAGTAAACGTTGAGAACTGTGCTAAGTACTTTGTGTATATAAATATATCAAGAAATTAGAAAACTATTATTTTTTTGTTTTTCCATAAATAAAAATACCTATGAAAAGTATAGCTAAAACTGATACAGTTATAACTGCAGTTATGTCGGTTGGAGTCATTTAATTTGATTTACCAACATAAATATGGTGGAGATAGTGGGATTCGAACCCACGTCTCCGAAAGTGACAATAACACCAACGTCTCACATGCTTAGTACTAAGAATATATAATAGGTTTCCCAGCATACATTACTATAGGCATGAAGCCTAGACAACTCTTTGCACCGTAAGGGCTGACCTTTATGGTCGTTTCCACCACTTGATTTTATATCGTCGGGGAATCAAGAACCCTAGGAATTGCTTCCATCCCACTGTCCTTATTCGTAGTCGGCGCCTACGAACGCCATAAGGTCGTCGAAGGTCATAGTTGACATTTCGTCAGTTATTGTTTAGTATCTTCTAAGGCAGTATACTCAAATGCCTGCATGTGGTATTATCTCATCATTCGGATCGATACCGGTTATCCCCATATGTTAAAGAACTTCTTTTAATTTACGACCTCTTTTCTTACCCTCCAAAATTTTCTTTATTTCAGCACACAACTCATATTCCTCCATTTCAATTAAATCTTTCATACAGTTGCTAAGTAATTCTTTATATTGTACTTTTTCAACTGTAAATGTCATTCCATCTAAATTTTTAAAGGTAATATCAAATATATCAATACTATCTTTACTTCTTTTAAATGCACTCAAAACACACTTAGCCATTTTTAAAATAAGATCTGGATCCCTATCTCTTAATCTGAGATAGAATTCATCAGCGCTTTTTAAACTTAAATAATGACATGCCATAATAATAACTATTGGTGCCCCCAGCGGGAATCGAACCCGCACTCGCTTTTTCGGCGAACAGGATTTTAAGTCCTGCGTGTCTACCTATTTCACCACAAACAGTCAGAAGAACTTGAAACTAACCTACGCACCAGTGAGGTATTCTTCTCGATTGTTCACAGAGCTAGTTCAGTATGCATCCATTCCTAGTTGTCGTGCGTGTCAAAGCTTTCAAACCCATCTCTTACGAGGTAAGGAACTAGGCCGTTTGTTTTTGCGTAGTCAGAACAGGACTCGAACCTGTATAAACTTTCATTCTCGGGTAGGTTACCCTAGCGTCTATCCAATTCCGCCACCTGACTATAAAGACCCGATATCCGCGTTTTCATCTCACTCGGGTCATGATGAGCTTCCGACGGGTTGTCGTCAGACTTGGATTCGAACCAAAACAAACAGAACCAAAATCTGTTGTGCTACCGTTACACCATCTGACTATTTGCAACTCTATTCTCCAGTGGAGTTGCTTTACACCGCTGGCTAACGATCCAGAGGAGGGGTGCGCATTGTTAAGAGGCGTTCCTGAGTTTTCGATCCCCTAGCCTCAGGGCTGATGCTGTCAGGGAAGGAATCGAACCTCCACGCAGTGATTCAGTAATGAACAAAATAGCCGGCTTTGTGGTCAACCCATATTCATCTACCTATTTCATACTCTGCGCCCACGAGACGAGTGGGGGTGTCTGCCAAGCTCTAGAGCCATTTCACCACCTGACATCAGATGATTGGTTCATTGTTATTATTAGCTTCTTTAACTTTTCTAATCCAAGTCAAAGTAATATCTACTACTGCTAAAACAGGAGCAAAACATAAAATGAATATTGTTTCTAATCCAGGAGTTGGACCTATTGGATTATTTTCTCCAAAGGTTCTTTTATAGCCTTTAGACATTCTCCAAATACAATATGCAATACTAATAATATAAATGTACCAAATCATAACTTGTTGTTTTTTTTATTTAATAACCTCTGCTATAAGAGACTCCGAAGCCGCTTTTACTTCAAATGCTTGTTCACCTGCATCTGTAAGGTATTTTACTGTTCTTGCTTCTGCTTCTGTTACTGATTGAGCATCTACTAGATACAATACGTTTTGTTTTTTTAATTTACCTTTACTGTCTTCAACAGTAAACTGTACTTTAACTTGAAAAAATTGTGCCATATATTTTATTTATTATAAACTGAATAATCGTATAAATGTGGTCTGTATTTTAAAAGTGCCTTGGCAAATTTAGATCTTTGTCTGAATTGTTCTGGTGTTTCGTCTTCAGTACGTGTTGATCTAAAGCTCATAAAATAATCAATATCATCATTGGTTAAGTTAACTTCATTAGCAAACATCATCATTTTAGTAAAACCAAGTGAACCAATTAATTGCACTCCTGCTTTAAACGCAGTTTTAATCTCATTAGATAATTGATAATTTGTGAATTGTTCTGCAAGTTCGTAACGCATATTTTTTTATTTATAGATTGAATATACAACCTTATTTTGACCGAATCAAAGGAGTCCTAGTGCTTTCATATTTTCAAGGTGTGCTTCGTCTAAATCCCAATCGTGGGAAACTGCCTTAACAGTAGTATTATCTTCAATATGTCGTACTTGGTCTGGGGTAAGCGGGTCAGCAACCAGTAGGAAGTAGTCGTTGTAACAAAGTAACTCAAGGTTATCAATAAGATAATTAAACTTATTTCCATCTTTAAAATTTAATAATAATGGTATTTTATAATCAGTTACTCTACGTTCAGCAAACCCACAATGATAACATTCATCCTTTAAATAACCCTCAGCTATTAATCTTGCTTTAATTTTTTCTGGGGAGAAGGATTCCCATCCTGTTCCGTTTTCAACAATGTTTTTGACGTTTGGTTCTTTTCGTTTATTGGGAAGGAATTTTGGGATTCCTTTTCCGCTCTGGTTTTTGTGAGCATCAAATAGAGTAGGAGAAGTTGGGTCTGATTCATCTAGTCTAAATAGTTTAGCATATGGTTTATAATGTTGATATGAACATCCTAAATAACGAGCAGCAGCACGATTTGATTTTGTAAAGCGCATCGCACGCAGGATATCTTCCTTACTATATACTTTAGAAGCAGGCATAACTTATTTTTTAGTTACTTTCTTAGTTTTATTTTTAATGTGGTTAACTAAATACCACAAATCAGATGGACTATTAATTGGAACTACTTCATTATTCTGATCTACTAAATTATTTATAGAACCATCAGGATTTATTCTTTCATACACATAAAAGAAAATAATTTCAGCTGCTTCTTTTCCAAAACTAAGAGTAAACATTCTATCTATTATTTCATAAAACTTCTCATCATAATTAGAATAATCTAACCCTAATTCAGAATGTAATAATGCTGATCTAACTTGGATTTCTTCCATTAGTAGCATTATTTTTTCAAATGATTCTCTATTTAGATCTTCTTCTGTTTTGCGTTTGCGTCTTAAAACAGTATCAGTTCCAATAATATCTTCAATTGATTGTTTTATTCCTTGTGTGTGTTCTCCATTCATAACTTACCTATTAAATCTCTACACTCAATACATTTATTATAATCTTCTTTCTCTAAATAATACTCAATAGCATTTTCAAGAGATAATTTCCAATTATCTTTTTCTAATTCAATATAACAGTCACCACCAGCTATTTCAAATAATGAGATTGATTTCTTTTTTTTATTAATCCCTTCTTTAATCGCAACAATTGTTTCTTCTATTACTATCTCTCTTATCTCAGGCACTTCCGTAAGCGGACGGAATGAAGCACCAGGTTTTATATTTACTCTAAATACAGGTACTTTTCGCTTCATTGTAATAAGTTTAAACTTGTGGGGGTACGTCTGATCCTCCTCCGCCGATAGCATTCTTAATGAACAGCTTAAAATCGGCTATAGGAATCAAAAACCCAATAACATTTGAGTAAGGAACATCTGTATCTTGACTCACTGTTAAATTATATTGAGACAAACCTTGATTTAATTTAGTTTGTAATTTCTGAGTAGCTTCTGCTTTGGCATCACCTTCAATAGCTTGTGGTAATACAAATTGTACCTTAATACCCTTTTTAGTTGGGTTATGGTTTACATCTACTCTTAATTTAGGTTTTACTTCAGCCATTATATTCGTTTATGTATAAATATTATAAAATTTCATCTACTAATCCGTATTTCTTAGCTACATTCACATCAAAATACCATTCTCCTTGTGCTTTTTTAATACTATCAAACTGTTTTTTAGTGAATTTTGTTTTAGATAACAAATAATCATCACATATTTTTTCAGTACGGTCTGCTTCTTTTATTTCTTGCTTATGAATTGTTACTTTACCTTCCAACCCATAATTTGCTTCATGATACATAAATGTAGCATATTTACTTGCTAATCTATGGTGACCGGCAGCATATACTATTAGAGCCATGGACATTGCTGCACCGTGACATATTGTATAAACTGGAGTCTGCGAGCTATCAATTACATCAATTAAGGCTAACCCACTATATACTTCTCCTCCAGGTGAATTAATTATTAGTTTAATTGGCTCTACTTGCGTTTTTTTAATATCCTCTTCATTTATATCATATATAAGCTCTATAACTTCATTAATTGATTCACTATCAATGTATCCCAATGTAATAACTCTGCTAAGTTTTGCTGCGTTGCGTTGTTTATTAGAAGCCATGTATTTATATTTTCTTTCATAAATATAAAATTTTATTTTAACTTACCAAATCTCATATTCTATATCAATATCAGCAAACCCCCAATTTTCTTCATTTTGGGATTGTTCAAACCATTCTACCCAATCCCAAGCATCATTATAATGCTGTTTAGAAGGTGAGGATCCATCATTTCCCATTCCTTTATGAGATAAATGATATAAAGGAAGATCAAAATATGCTTCTAATTTATACTTATTTAATACTGCTTTTTTCTGGACATTTGTGTCTTGAAAACAGGCATATACCATTTGCTCTTCAAATCCTTTAATTTTATGCCATGTATCTCTATGAGCTAGTTGAAAATCACCACAACAATTTATAAGACTATATTCATCGTTTGGTGTTACTTTGGCTGGCATGTGTCTAGGTTCACTTTCAATATCTAGTTTATCTCTGAATTCTCTCCATTTATCAAATCCAAATTCTTCTAGGGAAGAGTACTCTATATCTCTCCTAGACACTGTATAAAATGTATCCTTGTCAGCGTTAGATAAAAATTTATCTAGATTTTCTTTTTTAGGAGCTATTATATCCATAGCAGTACTTACTATCCAATCAGCTGTGCATCGACGTAGTAAAATATTTTGAGGAAGAATATAAGAAAAATTTCCTATTTTAGGGTCATTACCTGTTAGTATTTTAGCAGATGCTTCATCTATTACAAAATGCCTAATTTTTCCTGTTTTAGGAATATAATCTTGTAATTTCCATAATAATGAACCTTTATCAGAAGGTGAATTCCAATCACAATACCATACTTCATCAAAAGTTTCTAACATAGAATTTATACATATTACAAAACGTTCGTCTTCTTTATACCCATCATTTCTACAATTTAATAATGCTGCTGTTCTCATATTATGATATTATTTCAAAATTTATTTTACTATTTTCTATTAAAGACATTACCTCTTTACTTACTGTAAAAATACAATCTTCTTTATTTCCTATAAGTAATCTATATCCTTTGTATTTTAATTCAAGTAATAAATTGATAGGAGCTCGTTCTTGTTCTATTTGATAATCAGCACATCTTCCATCATAATTTTCTATAAAAATAGTAGGCATGTTATTTTTAATAGTATTAATACCCCCCATTAGTGCTTTATACTCAAATCCTTGAACATCTAGTTTAATTAAATTTAACCTAGGTAAGTTAAAACTATCTAAAGCAACAGTAGTAGCTTCCTCATTACCATCTTTTTCAGTAAACCCTCTACCACCCCAATTAATACAGAATTCATTCATACTAACTCCTTGATTATCTATACTTGTTAGGGTTTCTGTTGCTTCCTTATCTGATATGCCTAATCTATATTGGTTAACAATATTACTAGCCCCATTTAATAGGATATTAGTTGATAATACATTAAATATTAGGGGTTGAGGTTCAAAAGAATATACTTTTCCTTTTTTAGCTAATGAAGCAAACTGAACTGTATGAAACCCAATATTGGCTCCTCCATCTATTATTATGTCATCTTCTTTTATTATCTGAGAATAGAAATAATATAAATGGTCTTCCCAGAAACCATGATTATTAATATAATTGCTTATTAAATCTTTTTCAATAAGACAAAAATGACCAAAATCAGTCTGTTTAAAATAAATTGATACATCCATGTTATATAGTTGATACTCCTGATTTTTGAACTACTATTGTTGTACATTCTTGAGCAAAGGCGATTGCTTTTTCTATATCATTTGTCTTAAGATATTCTACTACTAATCCAGCTAAGAATGTATCTCCAGCTCCAGAAACGTCTTTTACAGGTACTTCTTGAGTTGGATAATTTACTCCTCTAAAATCACAACCGTATTTACCTCTTGTAACTATTACTTTATCACTTAAATTAGGATCGCTGGTTAGTACTAGTCGATTATTTAGATATTCTTGATAGTTAATTTTAATACAATTAATGTTGTGTGCCCAACTACCTAGTGTTTTTTTAGTATCTAAAAATACTAATGGATGCTGTTCTGAGATAAATTTTATGTCTAGTTCGCTTAGAAATCCCTTATTATAATCACTAATGACAATAGCATCAAAATTAGACCAATATATGTTTCCTATTACTTTATCATTTATATTTTCACATTTATCATTTTCATCTACTCTTAATAATATATGATTATATTTAGAACAAACATATCTAATTTTTCTAATATCGGTTATATTAGTAATAAATTCAGTTTCGGCACCTAATGCTTTTAAATTTCTAACTACATTACCTGCCATTCCTGGTGTTGATTCTTCTTTTCCAGGAACAATAACAGGTACAGGTGCCTCAGGAGCAAGTCTTTCTACTTTGCCGTATCTGAAGACATCAGTACAGCTATCTCCTATAACTAGTATTTTCATCGTCTTAAAAATTTACGTCCTGATTTTATTTTATTTCTCCAATAATCTAAAAGATCTCTCATCGTTCTATCAAATGAAATTTCTGGTTTCCATCCTGTATGTTCTTGGAATTTAGTTGTATCAGGTATCTGTAAATCAGCATCAATTGGTCTTAAACGCTCAGGGTCAGTTACAATTTCAATATTAGGTGCTGTTGATTGACTAATTAAAAAATTAAGCATATCTCCAATCTCACAAGTATAAGTACCTCCAATATTATAGTATTCACCTGCTTTAGGATTAATAGTTACAAGCATATAATATGCTCTAACAGCATCTCTAACATCAGCATATGTTCTTAATGATTTTAGATTACCAACATATATTTTTGGTTCTTGTAATCCTGCTTCAACCATTGCAATTTGTTTAGCAAATGTTGATTCCGAAAACACATCTCCACGTCTTGGACCAGTATGAGTAAACATACGTGTAGTCATAATTGTCATATTATACGCTTCGGCATAATAACGACCAACTAAATCCGTTCCTACTTTAGATATAGCATAAGGTGAAGCTGGGTGGAAATTGCATTCTTCATTGATTGGTAATTTTTCTTTAGGTACTCTACCAAATACTTCACTTGAAGCACAAACATGAATAATAGCATTTTTATACTCTGATCTTCTAAGAGCTTCTAATAGATTAGTTGTTCCTAAAATATTAGTTTGAAGTGTTTCAATAGGTGAATCAAAACTTGTTTGAGGATAAGATTGAGCAGCTAAATGAAATACATAATTAGGTTTTGATTTATCTACTACTACTAGTAATGAAGCTAAATCATTCAGATCACCATAAACTAATTCAATGCGCTCTTTACTATTAATTTCAGAAGATAAATGTTCAATATTTTCTAATGAATCATTCCAACGAGCCAAACCATATATTTTCCAATCAGTATTTTCTAGCAAATAATCAGCTAAATGTGAACCAACCATTCCTGTAATTCCTGTAATTAATACTTTATTCATATTACATTTTATTTTTAATATACCATTCAACAGTTTCTTTAATACCTTCCTCAAATGTATATGTTGGAATAAATCCTAATTCATTATTTAGCCTTTCAGTACTAACCATTCTAAAAGGAATAGTAGTTGGTTTAGTTTCATCATATATTACTTCAGGAGTTTTACCTGTTGCTTTTAAAATAGCATTAACAATATCTCCTACAGTAACAGTATAACCAGAGCCTATGTTATATGGTCTCATAGATTCTCCTTTTTCTAATACTAATAAAGCAGCTTTAACTACATCTTTAACATATAAAAAGTCTCTTACTACATCAGGAGTTCCCCAAACAATAAAAGGATTTTCATCATCTAATACTCTTTTAATCAGAGCAGGAACAACATGACATGTTTTTGGATTAAAATTATCATTTGGACCATAAATTGCAGTACCACGAGTTAAAGCAATTTCCATATCTGAAAATTTTGAAACGTGTTCCATTAGTTTTTCTCTATATCTTCTCATCCATCCATATCCATAATATGATTTGTATGGTTCATCATCCCAAAATTCTTCTTCTTTAATAGGATATCTTCTATCTGGGTATCCGGTTGAGCTATTTAGATCTAGAAATTTTTTGACTTTGGATTTATATGATGCTTCTAAAACGTTTCCTAATACTAATATGTTTTGTAAAGATATTTGTATGTCAGTTGGGACGGTTGAGGGATGAGCAATTGCTCCTCCTGAGTGGATAACATAATCAGCTCCTTCAATTAGTTTAAAACAATCCTCTAATTTAGTTAAATCAATATTTTCTAATACTTCTATTCTATCATCTTGAATTTGGAGGGATTTTTTGTGAGTGTGTGTTTTAACAATAGCGCCTCTATTGAGTAATTCTAAAAGATAATGAGTTCCTATAAACCCAGAACCTCCTGTTACAACTACTTTTTTTCCTTTATAAAAATTACTTTCCATAATATTGTTGTAAATTATTAAGTGATGATTTATTATATTTGTTATTTAAGGTAAATATAGGATTGTGAAATTCCAAATTATTTTCATAAGTATATTCTCCTAATTTTGTATCTGAATTAAAGTAGTTTTTAACATCTTGTAATTTTATTGAGTCATTAGGTATAAAATCTATTACTCCTTTATATTGTTTATAGTCATTACTTTTAAAAAATTCAACTATGTCATCCATTAAAATATAATTAAATCTAGATTCTCCAGATAAACTTAAAAAATCTACATTTTCTTTCAGCTTAGTAGTATGATTAGGTTTCATTGTACTACCTAACATCATTGAACATCTTAAAATTAAATCATCAGTATTTAATAAAGTTTCTGAGAATTTTTTAAAGTGAGCATACATGTTAGGATTTTTCTGGTATACGTCTATAGTTGATATATAGATAAAATGGTTGTGTTTTAGAGATTTTAATTTTTGAGTTAAGAATATATTATCTTCTAAATACTGTTTATAATTAGTTATAATATTTTCTTTATTAAAAGCACAATGAATTATAGTATTATATTCTTCATTTTTAATAAGATTAAATCCACCTCTATCTAACCCATGTGCATTAGATAAATTTTCATAAAGATATTTACCTAAACCACTTTTAACTCCTGTAATTAAGTATTCATGCATATTAATGATTTACAAAAGCATTATAACGTTTATCAAGTATTTCTTTATTATTTAGAAACCATTCAGTAGTACGTTTAATTCCTTCATCTAATGACACTGAAATATCAAACCCATAAGATTTTGCTCTTGTCATATCAAATAAACGAATCTTATCTCCTGCTGGCTTATCTGTTAACCATTTAACTTCAAGTTGTTTACCTGAGTGTTTAACAACCATATCAACTACTTCTTTGATACTGTATCCTTTACCTGATCCAAGATTGATAGGTTCAGTTATTTGTTTTTCAACAGCATATATCATTCCCAAAGCAACATCATCAGCATGAATAAAATCTCTAATTGGTGAACCATCACCCCAAACTTCTAATACATCATTTTCTTGAGCCTTTCTAATTAATGAAGGAACAACCATTGCATTTGCTGGGTTAAAATTATCATAAGCTCCATATACATTAGCTGGTCTTACAATTGATATGTTTTTCTTTCCATATTGGATTCCGTAGGCTTCTGCTTGTAATTCTCCCATACGTTTAGCCCAACCTGCAAATCTATCATTTGGAGAGGGCATTGTGTTCCAAACTGTATCCTCAACAAATACATCAGCGGGGGCATAAACTCCAACTGAGCTAGTAAAGAGGTACCATTTAACTTTTGCTTGGTGAGCAGCTTCCATCATGTTAGTGTTGAATTGAAGCATTGGAACCATAAAATCAACCGGCTGTTCAGCACACATTTTAGGTGAACCTTTAACTCCAGCTAGATGAAATACATAGTCTTTATCTTTACATATATCTAAGCAATTATCAAAAAATCTTAAATCAACTTGAATATGTTCTACTCCATCTTGTAAATCAGAAGGTTTAGTTAAATCAGCTATGTATATTTTAGCTCCCCTATCTAATAAAAGATTTACTAATGAACGCCCAATCATTCCTCCTCCACCAGTAATTAATACTTTTTGGTTTTTAAACATTATTTAATTTTTTACAAAGATTAATAATTTGCTCTTGAATCAATTCAGGATGATTACCTATATAGAGAGCATTATCATGAATATAATTAGCTTTAGCTAATACCCCAACTATTTCATGTGGAACTTTTTCTAAATACGGTTGGCGAGCCTGATTTCCTCCACCAGCGGTTCCTATTCTGTATTCAACTCCATTTTCAACTAGTATATCACAAACATCTTTTAATTTATCTCTAGTAACACCCTGCATTACTAGTGGTAAGGCAAAGTTGCTATTGCCTTGTGTTTTAAATGAAGTAATAAATTTAGACGAATCAAGATTTTTCAGCCACGTATCAAGATTATTTCTACGACATTCAATATTATAATCTAAACGCTTCATTTGTTCTAATCCTAACACAGCATTTAATTCAGTTGACCTCATATTGAATCCAGCCACAGCAAACGTAAATAATGGATTTAAATCACGATACATTAATTTATATTTTTCCTGTAGTTCAGATGATGCTTCTCTGGTCATACCATGTGAACGAAATAGTTTGGCTAAATCATATAATTTATCATCATTCATACACACTGTACCACCTTCAATAGTAGTAATATGATGTCCAAAGTAAAATGAAAATAAACTAATATCACCAATTGATCCTACTTTTTTATCTCCAAATTTAGCACCGTGTGCTTCACAGCAATCTTCAATTAATATAATGTCATTTTCTTTTGCTATTTTAACAATTTCATCAGTCATACCATTAAACCCTAATGTATGAACTAATACAATTGCTTTAGTATCTTTAGTAATAGCACGTCTAATATTTTCAGCTGTAATATTGAAATCATTCATGCTGATATCAACAAATACAGGTTTCATTCCTAGTTGTGCTACTGAAGATATATCTGAAACCCACCCAATTGGAGGTACAATTACTTCACCGACACCTTTTAATTCTTTTACCATTGCAATTGAAATGAAATTGGCTGATGCTCCTGAATTAACCATTACTGAGTGTTTAACTCCAAGCCATTCAGCCCATACTTTTTCAAATTCTTTTACTTTTTCTCCATTAGTAAAGCGTTTTCCATTTAAACAGAAATCAGCTAATACTTCTCTATCACGTTGGGTGATGTTATCATTAATTAAAGGCCAACTAAAATTATTTTGTACCATAATATTCTGAATATTCAATTACTAAGGTTGATTTTCCATCTGTACGATTATATGCTTTTTCAAAAGCAGGAAATACATCTTCAGGTTCATTAAGTGAAATAACATCAATATCTGTTAACATTAATTTAAGAGCCTCAGTATGATCTTGAGTGTGCTGAGGGCCAGCTGAAAATGGTTTTTTAGATCCTACTGCTACTCTAATGATTACTTTAGGTTGCATTTTATCTTCAGTCATTTCTCTCATTTTATCTAAATGATTTACTAACTGATTCATTGCAAGAATAAAAAAATCAAAGCGTGGATAACAAGTAATAGGGACAAATCCCTCTAAAGCTAATCCTGTAGCCATTCCAAGTTGTGTTTCTTCAAATACAGGAAGTTCAATACGTTTTTCTTTAGGTACTTTTTCCATTGTATTTGAAATTGCATGGCCACTCAAAGCTATAGCTTGACCAGTAAATACAGTATTAGGTTTTTCACCTAACCATTCCATTGCTCTTACTAATTCGTCTTTATATTTCATATATTAGAAATTAACCCATTTACCAGTTCCATGATGTGGATAATGCATAGGGTATGAGTAATAAATTACATTTTTAGGGGGTTCCATTCTTGTATTCCAAGCAGTTGTTGTTGGAGTATGAACACTTAAATTATTATCTTCAACTACAAATTGAAGTGGTAATTCAAAATTTTGAGAATATTTATAGGCTTCCCAAAATCCACCTGTTTCCATTGTCATATCCCCTATAAAACACCATACTTTATTTGGTGAATTTTTTAATTTAAGTGCCTGAGCGACTCCTAAAGCAATAGGGATTATACCCCCTACAATAGATGAAGCATAAAAATTAGGTTTAACATTATTTGTTCCCATACTTTTACCCTCACTAATTGTTTTAAATAGATATTCAGGATCAACTCCATGAAGTAAGGCATGATAATGGTTTCTCCAAGCGGAAAATACCCAATCATCCTCATTTATATTCTTAAATAATTCTATAAGTTGTTCTTCATTATTTTTAGATAAATGAACAGGACCTTTAATTTGTCCTGCTTCGTATGCTTCTTTGACTTTGGTTTCAAAATCAATAAGCTCTTGTACTGTGTAGTTTCTTTTCATATTGTGAATATAGTAACTTTATTTGGGTTTTCAAAATTATTTATTAAAAGAAACAATAGAATATCTAGGTGCTAAAGCAAAAGGCTCTACAGAACTAACATAATGAGGAGCTCTAAATACTTGATTGTTTAACAGGACAACTCTATTAAATTTTGGAAATATAGGTTGATTAAAATCATAATCTGTATTAGAAGCAATATTTAAAATTCCTCCCCAATCCCATCTCCATTCTTTATTTACATAATAAATTAAATTTATTTTACCAGCATAATCGTCAATATGTGTTCTATAATGATCTCCTTCATCTAATTTATAACATCTAATATCAAATTCATTTACTTCAAAGGGAGAATTTTTCTGAAGGAAGAAAGTAAAATTGTTATTAAATATATTTTGGATTTTTTCAGTCTGTTCTAGGCTTTTTGATCTTTTAAATCTAGCAGAATATTTTTCTCCTTCCTTAGGCAAATAAGGAGAATCAGTCTTAAATACATGACTATAGTGATTTTCTCTAATCTGATCTAGGATTTCCCATTCTGTGTTACTAGTGAAAATTTCATTTATTTCATTTGCTAGTTCAATAGGTAAAAAATCATCAATTATTGAATATCCTACCTCTAAGAGATCATTTGTAATTTTGTTGCTCATATTAAATTATTTTTAAGATAAAACGCATTTCCATATCCATTTAAAGTCATTAAATATTTTCTATCATAATTTAAATTAAATAAGAAATTATCTAATTCTGTTAAAGTACAACACCCATCATATAATTCTTTTTCATTTACTTCTACATAAAGGGCATCAATATTATTTAATATATCTCCCATTCCTTTTAAAACTAATAATTCAGCTCCTTGAACATCTAAAACAAGAAAATTATTATCATCATCTTTAACATTATTTTCTTTATATAAGGTTTTAAGTGTTTTGGATTTTAATTCTATAGTATCTATAACTTCAACATTAGGGTGTATTTCTTTATGATACTTTAAATTTAACATAGATGAACTTTTAACATTATTAGTAATGTTAAATTTTATATTTACTCCATCTGTATCGCTTATAACGGCATTTATAATTCTTAAATTAGGATTTTTCTTTAAATTTTGTTCAACTAAATAAGGTAAAGCCTCAATCCATAATATATTGTCAATAGTTACATAATTATTATATAGATCTAATTCTTCACATTCATGTGCTCCTATATGTAATATTCCTTTTACTTTTACTTTAAATTTTTTAAGTAAAAAATCAATTTCTGATAAATTAAATCCGGGTACCATTTTAAATTTATTTGTCTCTTAGTGATAAAATAGGGTTATCTATAGGCCAGTATATATTAATTTTTGGATCATTCCATTTCAGTGTAAATTGATCTTTAACATCTGGATATTCCCCAGGATATGACCATTTGTAAAAAAACACGGCTTGGGAGCTTAATACTAAGTGCCCATTTCCAAATCCAGGGGGTATTAATACTTGTCTTTTATTATTTTCATTTAGGATTATACTATTCCATTTTAGATAGTTTGGAGATTCAGGTCTATTATCTACAACTACAAAATAAATTTCACCACTTAAGCAGGTAATCAACTTCCATGATTTTGAATCACCATGTAATCCTCTCAAAACATTTTGTCTAGAGACAGATACTTTATCATGATTAAAAACTAATTCATGTTCTTCCTGTTTAAATAAAGTATATAATTCTCCTCTAAAATCTTCAAATGAGTCCGGTTGAAATATTTTTACTTCAGGGAATATCATAATATTGGTTTTACTTGAACTTTAGTAGTAGTAGAATTAAAAATTGATTGTTCTACTTCAAGCTTATTTGTTAAACCAACTTCTTTTATTACATCATTATAATCATAATAAGAATAAGCATTTTTATCAAATCCTTCACCATTAGCATGAGAAAATTCACTATCAATCATAACTGCTATGTCTATTGATATTCTAGGTTTACTATCTTTTTCAATTAATGTTCTATGTAAACAGGCATGATCCATAATTACTAGTTTTTGTTTGGTTAATCTTCCTAGTAATTTAAAACTTTCATATCTATTATTTCCTTCATCAAAACTATCTGCTTTATGAAGGTAGTTATCATGAACATTTATTGGTTCGTTAAATTCTACAGTGTTGTGATCTATATCTCCTAATACTCCTATTAAAAATTGACAATCACCAACATGCCCTACCCATGCGTCAGAATGATATTTGCTGGTATAATAAGGGCGATTTTTAATTTGGTCAGATTCTATTGGATTTTTATATCTAATATTAGGAATAACCATTTGTTTCATGTGTTTTGATATTCCTAAATTATTTAAAATTTTATTTAATTTTACTTGAACTTGAGTAAATTCATTTTCTGTTTCTTTTTTAGGATTTAAAATACCGTTAGGGGTTTTATTAGGTAAACCCATAATTAATTCATTATTATCTTCTAAAAAACTATCAGTCCATGTAAACTCTTTTTCATATATTAAAGATAAAGACTTTAATAAGAATATTTTTACAGATTCAATTAATTCATTATAATCTTCTTCTAAAATATTATAAAATAAAACTATGTTTTCCATAGATTCTCCTGTATGGGGGAGATTTTTATAAACTTTTTTTCTTTGTTCAATTAAATTATTCATAGTTATTTTTTTGGTTTCCAAATTACTACCGGATATCCTTCTATAAAATAGGAGCCACCTAAAAGTCTTTTAGTGTATATAATTTCGATTTTATTTTCTTTTTCTAGTTGTTGTAAATAAGCTAAATATCCTTTTAAATATTTTCTTTTTTCCATATACTTGATACATAAATAATCTATTAAATTATTTCTATCTAAAAACTCAGGCATCGGTTCAAAGTTAATACATAAATCTGGCTTTTTATCTAAAATAAAATTAATAAATTCTTTATAATTTTCCCCTACTTGTTCAAGAGCATTACAAGTAAAAACAGTGCTGCTTTCAGGAATATTAATTTGATAATCAGGTTCAAAAAAATTAAAATTATAACCTGTTATTTTATTATTTTCATCTAATTTATTGATTTCTTTAATAATATTTTGTGATGCTTTAGTCCAATCCAATCCTATTAGATTAATGTCTGGGTTGAATTTTCTGAAGCGAAGTAAATGATAGGCAGGGCCACATCCAAATTCAATTAAATTATTATATTTGTTACCAACAAATTCATGTAAAATAGCATCAATTAAAATAATAAGCTGGTAATAGTCGAGAGGTTGGGTGTTATTTTTGATAAAGTTGCCTTTCCATCTAACAATATTATATTTGCCGAAGTATTTTGGAACTAAAGTATCTATATCTTTATTGTTTTTTAAAAGTTCTAAATTTTCATACCATCCATTTTCCCATTTTTCTAATCTATGTTTGCCTGCTACTTCTAAATCTTCATTTAAAACATCAAGCATTTTTATAATAGTAATATCTTTTTCCTCTTTAGAAAGTTCTTCATAAGTTAAATCTAACTTATTAATTAATAACTTACAATGCTCACTAATACTAAATCCTACAATATCTTCTATATCTTTAATTGTTATTTGTTTCATAAATTATTTAACTTAATAAAATTATCAAAAAATTCGCTTATTTTAATTTCAAAGTAATCTAATAATGCAACCTCATAATTATAATCAATGTAAGGCTTCATTTGGTAATATGTTTCGGGAGTAAGTGAATTTAGTATTTGTACTAATTCATTTTCATCTTTAAATCTAATTATTCCTTTTTCATCATATCCAAAATCACTAATATTAGAACACCCCCAATATAATGGAACTGTTTTGCTCAAAAAATTATCTCCTATTTTATTATACCAGTTTTTTTGATTTACATTTTCAATAACAACATTAAACATACTATTTTCAAATAGAACTCTACGCCCATACCCTATAATATCCACTCCAGGAGGGATATGAGATAAATCTTTATTGTAAGTACCATAACCAGGGCGTACTCCATTTTCATGATCATAATCTTCTAAAACATAAAACCATTTATTGAGAATATTAATTTGATCTTTTATAGAATATACTTTATGCCTTAATATATGTCCATCAACAACATTTTTAGTACCACATAAAAAACTTATTTCAAATGTTTTTTCTTTATTTTTCATTTGTTTAACAAAGGTATCATCTAATGTAGCTCCATTATAAGTAAATAAAATACTATTATCTATATTACTCATTAGATCTTCACTCCATGTTAATATACCTGTAAATAAAGAAGAATATTGTTTTGCAACACTGTGATAGCCAAAAAATTCATCTGGTTCATGTAAAAATAAAAAATTATAAGGATTAATATTTAATTGTTCGATATTTTCTGGGAATCGATCATACCAAAAAGTAAAAGGATAATCCTGGTATTTTTCTTTTAGAAAGACTAAATAAGGATCATTTTCGGGATTTCTAAAATTTGCTACTATATTCATTTTAGAATGTTTTTATTATAAAGATACTGTGTGCCTTTTTTTAAATATGATTGCATGTTTGCTTCGAAGTGTTGTCTTTGTTCTTTAGCTCCAATTTTAACTTTTATAAAATCTTTATAATAATTTGTAAAATCTCTATCTTTTAAAGGACCTGTTTGATATTCAAATATTGTTTGTCCTCTTAAAACATACTGTTGGAAATCAACTCCTTTACTTTTAGCAAACTCACTTAACATAAGAGAATACCAATCCCAAGGACCATATCCGATCCAATCATTATGAACAGGGCAAAGATCTTCATAAAACGCCTTATTATAAATGTCAAACCAAATTGCCCATTTACTTCTAGCTGTAGGATCTAAATATATCTCATCATCTGAGGTTTTTAAATTATACCTAACATCAAATATATCTCCTTTATCCCAATTATCATAAGGTATGCTAAGATATTTTTTATTTGTAATTTCATCCCAAGTGTGGTCCCACATTTTATATATTTCAGGAGTAATAACAGTATATTTGTTATTTACTGATCTAGCAGCCTCAATAAGAGAAACCAATAAATGTTCACTAAAATATATATCGGGACATATTGGGATATAATAGTCAAAATCTTCCCCATATGCTATTTTTTGCATATCTAGTAATCCATAATTTTCTTTTCCATCATATATAATAGAATTATGTTTATAATCTTTAAGCAATGCTGCTAAATCGTTATATTTTCTTATAAAGAACTCTTTTGGTAATTGACTATTTTCCCAGTCAATCAAGTATTCTGATAAGTTAAGGTGGGTATCAATAGTTATCTCTATATCCGATCCTAAATAATATTTTGATTTTTTTAGTTGTATATTAGTTAGTAAAGCATAGTCTATTTGCCAAGGCATTACTAAGTAAAATAGCTTTACTTTTGTCATATTTTATTTTGCTTTATTTCATCTACAATTTGAGCTATAGTTAGTTTTCTGCCTAATATGTTCATTTCATTTCTAACCCCCGATTGTATCATTTTAACCCAATATAGAAATTCATCTAAACTTAAAACATATCTAGTTGTATCTTGAATTTTAGGTTCAATACCTTCAGCTAATTGACGTTTAAATACATTCAATATAGTATTAGGTGTTTTAACCCATTCACATACTTCTATTCTGACTATAGTATAACTTTTGTAATTGTTTCTAATATACTCTTCAACATCACGTTTATGTTGAGTGTATCTATCTTGTTTATAGTAGATTCCTAAATTAGAAAAATACACAATGTGTTTATCTATAGGTACTGTTTTAAGTAAATTAAATTCTCTTTCATATTCTTTTTCATCTGTGCAAGAACTATTACTAACTCCCGAAGCAAAGAATATTAAATCATCTCTATCTTCCAACACACTAGCTACACTTCCTTTACCTATTATCATAATAATCTATTTTTCAGTAAATACTTCTATACATAATACATTAGAATCATTAATCATAACCATACTCCCATCAACACATTTAAATTTAGTAAATTGACCCTGCTTAATAGAAGATGATATGATACCATGGTATGTTCTTTTAATACCGCCAACAAAATGAATTATCTGAGTTACTATTTCTCCTTGAGTATTAACTGTAGATTTCATATTTGGGTAGTCATTTTTTTTCATGTTATTTATTATTTTGTGAATCGCCTTTCCAAACACGATATGAATCAGAATCAAAATGCTGAGTAGATATTTCAAATACCTCCCCATCAGTTAATGCTTCAAGTTGATGTGGCTGTCCTGGTCTTTGTCTTACAGTATCTCCTTCTTTAAGGATAATCTCATTAAGGGCTGCTGTTTCAGTATCAAGCCATCTATACATAAATTCACCATAGTTAACATACCAGGTTTCATCTTTAATCATATGGTAATGCATTGAGAATTTTGCTCCCATTTTAAAACGTAGAAGCTTTCCACAATATAATTCATGATTACATATTATTACTTCTTCACCCCATCCTTTTGGTACTTTACATTCAGGACATTCATGTATATTTATAACATTAGGCTTTTCCATAATTTAAAATTTTAGTTGTTGACTTACCTTCTACCTTAGGAAAAAATCTAACTTCAGGTATATATTCAATTCCTATAATATTATTGTAATTATAATCATCCCCTATAACCATCATATCTGGTTGGTATTCTCTAATATGGTTAATTAATTCTTCATTGCTATCAAAGGTAACAACGGAGTCAATATATTTTAATGAATATAAAAATTCTATTCTGTCTTCCAAAGTATTATATGGTCTATCTTTTCCTTTTTTTTCTTTGATTCGTTTATCAGTGTCTATACCAACTCGAACACTACCAAATAAATTAGCATATTCAAGTAATCTGATGTGTCCTATATGAAGGATATCAAATGTGCCATTTACCCATATCTTTTTTACCATGATATATCCCAGTCTTTAAATTCAGCAGCTAAGCAATCAATTTTATAATCTTTTCTTCCACCCATCACTTCCTGGATTTTATTTTTAGCGACATTTCGAATACCATTTAGTCCATGAGTTAATTCTAAATTATTACCATCTTTAATTCCTTTACGATAATTTGATTCATTGTGCCAGATATGTAGATTCATTTGTGATAATACTACAATTGCTCTAATTGTTTCAGCTGTGATAGGTTCTTTACTTTCTTTTAAATATAACTGAATGTCATGAACTATATCAGCTATTTCTTTAGCATATTCATCTTTATGCTCAGCAATAAACACTTCTTTTAATTGAACAATACTTAAACGATCAATTAATTCACTTAATGTTGGGAGATATTTTCTTGTACTCATAATGTATTATAAAATTGGTTTTGTTTTTCTTGTCTTTCTATTGTTTTAGGATGAATTAACTCATATCCTTCAGGTAATGGAACTGTTGTTTTAGCTCCAACTAAACGTTCATGAACTTTATTTATCCAATTTATCTCAGGTACATTTTTAAGTATACGAGTTTGATGATCAGGATAATTAATCCAACCGTTTTCATTGATATACCATCCCCATTTATTAATATGTTCTGAGGTTAGTCCTTTTACTGTATTGATTCTAGGTACAGCATATAATTCAACTTCAGGATTAAGTTCTAATATTTCTGGGAGGGAAAGTAGTAGTTCTTCTGTAAGGTATTCATCAGCATCTATTTGAAATATATAATCTCGGTTGCAATGTTTTTTAAGATTATTTTTAAATGAGGCAAAATCACCATTTAAAGAATATTCAATAAGAGTAAAAGCAGGATATCTACAACATACTTCTTTTACCTCCTCTGTAGCTGTTGTATCAAGCTGAATTATAACTTCATCTATGTCCCTGATATTAAAATAGAGTTGTTTTAAAAGTCTATTTAATTCTTCATGCTCATTACAAGCAGTGATTGCATAACTAATTGATGGCATAACATTATTTTTGTTTTTGAAAGAAACCTATATAATCGAGAGCTTCCATAAATTCTTTTTCCTCGAAATATTTTACTGTTGTCATATCAGCTTTATCATCTTTAGATTGTACACCAGCCCATTTCCAATCATCAACTGATCTTCCATCAGCGAACACCATTGATCTATCTTCTAACATTACACTATTTGGATACCAATATAATCCTTTTTCATCTTTAAATTTAAGATCTTTATATAATTGAGGAATTACTGCTTCTACTTCTTCAATTTTATCATCTGTTAAAGTAGAGTTTGTTGTAAACCCACATCCAAAACAACTCCATACTGTAAGTTGACCATTTGATACTTCATGGCAAGCATTACCTCCACATCTAACGCATATTATAAATGATTCTTGCATTATTTATTATTTAATTTTAGTTTAGGTAATTCAATTTTCTTTAACTGAGGTAATTTAAGTTGTATTTGCTTTGGGGTTTTGTCTTCTAATAGATTAATTAATTTTTCAGACATCTTATCTAAATTAAACTCAGTGCGTGAACGATATGCTTGTTTCTTTGCTCCGTCAATATATTTTTTATAATTTTTATAAACATCTTCAAGTGTTTCAGATGCTTTTTTATAATCAACAGTAAACCAACCTGATTCAGGTATAAGCATATCTTTAACTACTGCTGATGGATGAATTTGAGTTATTTGCCCTGGCAATAAAGTTGATATTTCAGAATCAAGAAAATCAAGATGTCCACTATAATTAGAAGCAATTACTGGTTTGCCTGAGATTGAGGCCTCAAGTAGGGGGCGGCCATATCCTTCACCTTTAGTAAATGATATGTGTGCTTTTACTTTAGGATGATTATATAGCTCATTTACTTCATCATCTGTTAATTCACCATGAAGTAGATATATACTAGGTAGATCTTCTCCTATATGTTCCTCAATTCGTCTAATTCTATCTAGTATTTCATCTCTATCCATTATAGAGTAATTACCACATGATACTTTAAGAATAAGACCTGGTTTTTGTTTTTTGCCTTTAAAGGTTTCAAGGAAAGTTCTTATAAGCATTCCAACATCTTTTCTATCTTGCCCCATTTCTCCTTGCAACCAATGACCTACAAATAGAAAATTAAAATCTTCTTTTACTAAATCTTCTATAGTGTCATTTATTTCTCCATTAAAAGCATCTAATTTTTTATAAATGTTAATATCAGTACCTTCAAATAATACTTCAATTGGTTTTTCTAATTTAATAGAACGAACTACTTGTTGTGTATTATTATCTTTTTCTTCAAATATACTAGTTTCAAATACTTTTTTAGCATGTTCTGAAGATACAAGGGTAAGATTCATTCTGTTGATGCCATCAATCCATTGAGGAGCACATACTGTAGTTTCAATGCCGGCTGTAATACCAATATTGAATTTGCCTATTGGTTGAAATTCATTAGGTACTGTAATTTGAATCCAAACATCAGGTTGTTTAGGTAATTGGGGTTGTGGCCAAATACAGTCCATAATTAATTTATGATCCGGATTATCTGATTTTAAAAATCCAAAAGGTGTACTTCCCCACCTTTGAGGGAGGATTTTTACATTATATTTTTCAGATTTAATTAATGCTTTTACTATGTCTCTACTTCTAGCTCCATAACCGGAATGAGTATCAATTGGGCAGCTTACAAAAACTAATGGTTTCATATTATTGTGCGATAACGTGTTTTACAAAATGTTTTGGTTGTTCAAGTGGTTCTACTTTGATCATTTCAAATGTATGCCTAGGTTGCCAATTAGAAAATGTAGTATCGATTGCTTCAACTACATTTTTACACATATTAGCAGCTGTCATCATTGATTCATCTGAATGGACCCATTCATGAGCGGCTTTAGATATTTCACTATAATATTCAGGTTGATTTACCTTAATATCATATAGTTTGCTTATTTGTTCAGCTATATGTTCAGGCTGAGCTCTATCATCAAATATATAAGGTGTTGGAACTGACCCCACTATGCTTTGATTTGAAGGGAACACGGGAAAAGCCCATTTACCGTGTTTTTTATATTTACCTTTATGATTTGAACCAAACTTTTCTGTAAATTTAATCCAGTTACCATTTTCATCTTCAAAGCGCATTTGATCTTGCATACCACCTGTTACTGTAGCTATAATTGGTTTTCCACAAATCATACCTTCAGTAAGTGATAACCCCCACCCTTCATTACTACTAATCAAAGCTACAGCATCTGCTGAATTATATAGTAGATTCATAATATTAGAAGGGTTCTTTGTTTGAGAAAACACAATATTATATTGAGGATTTCTTCCAAATAGCATATCTTTTACAGCCCATAAATCAGTACCATTTTCATCTACGGGTTGAGTATGAAGTGTAAGTACACATTTTTTAGCTTTTTCTATTGGCAGTTCATCAATGAATAATTTCCAGGCTAACAATAGATCAGGAACAGATTTGCGACGAATATTTCTAGCATTATAAAGTAGGTTAAAATCATATTCCTTACCTCCATATAAACTCTTTTTATATTCTTGTAAAGTAAGATATTCAGGATGTTCTGGTTTAATTGGGAAGAAAAATTTTTCATTTATTCCATGTGGGACATATTTGATTACTTTCTCAGCTGATATTTCTGGTCCTAATACTACTCGGTTGATATTTTCTGTTTGTTTAGAAATAGCCATTAAGCAGTCACAAGACTCATAGAACGATTTATTATACATTGGATAAGGTAGATCATCCCATATATTGAGATAAATCATAGGAATTTTTTGTCTAATTTCCTGTTCCATTTGAAATAACCAAACCCAATATCTTGGATCAGTAAAGAACATAATCGCATCCGGATTTTCTATTTGGATAAGTTGTCTAATTAGTTCTGGGGATCCATATCCATCAGTGGGGTAAAGGAAAACACTAGCATCTTTTATACCTGCTGTGTTTCCTGTGTCTTCACTTAGGTCAAATCGTTTACCTTTATCTGGGTGTTGGATTGCCCCTCCGACATTTACCCAATTATAATGATGGGCAGTACCTATAACGATTTCTCTTGCCATGGTGGAAATACCACTTGTCATTCGAATATCATCACAAAGTAAAAGAATCTTTTTACGTTGTTCTTTTGGAATATAACCTTCTTTCATGTAACTGTTTTTAAATACTTCCTGTAAATTGTGTGTCTAGTTGATTGTGAATTTGTTTTCTGAATTCTTCATTTGTTAAATATAAAAACATAGAACGTTCTGTTAATTTTTGAACACTAAATTTATACTTAACACAAGCAATTTTAAATTGCTCAAATAAATCTTCAGGAACTTTCACGCTTGTTAATTGCATTTTGTTTCCCATAATATTATATTTTGATATAAATATATACGCTTATTAGGAAGAATGCATTTTATTGCAAAGATCTTGTTTATCGTTGTAGGGACACCACTTACATGATTTTTCACCTACATTTTTAAGATACGATTTTATTTTTGGCTTACCAACATTATCAAAGCAATCATTAATAAAATTTTGAAAATTATCTATTGCTTGTTTTCGTTTGGATTTTCCACTAGCGGGTTTAAAGGATTGAAGCCGGGGAATAGGGTATTCAGCTTGTTCATAGATTTTTCGCTTAACGATGAAGAATTCGACTTCGATTTGTTCAACGTCCCATCCGTATTGTTTTGCGAAATATTCTTTGTATAGTAGGATTTGAGCAATCTTTTGATCGTCTCTTTTTTCGCTGTCACTCCATCCACGTGTCGATGTTTTAATATCATATATATAAACTTTATTTAAATCTTCATCATATAAAGCAAAATCAATAAAGGCTTTATAGTAGAGATTATTTGCTAATTTTAAAAGTAAAGGTAATTCTATTCCTAATAACTTTACTTTACGAATAGTAAATATTTTATTTCTTCTTGACTTAAGCCATTTTAAAATTGCTATCCCATCATCAAAAAATTCACCCATTTCCTCAGCAGTACTAAAATGTGCTCCTGCTGCTTTGTATTCTTTAGAATATACTTCTCTAAATCGCTCTTGAAATAATGCTTCTAAATCCATTTTATCTGCTTCTGCTCCACTTATTTCATACATTGTAGTAATATACTGTTGTAATGTTTCATGAAATGCAGTACCAAATACAGTATGAATACTAGCTTGATATGGTTGTTTATTCTCTACATAAGTAAGATACCACTTATGGGGACAAGAAGCCCACATCGAATATTGAGAATAAGAAACGCTCCTTTCAAAAGCATGATTTATTTCTGGTAATGAGTGGTTTTTAATTTTTAACTCAATATCAGAATATTTTTTCTTGGCCATCAATTTCCTGTTTTATTTTTTCAAGATATAAAATGGCATCCATGTGTTCTTGTTTAGCGTGCTCAATCCACTCTAATAATGATAGATCAGTACGATCTAAATCAACACCATATTTTTCTTTGCCTTTAACAGCACGTTTTGTAAATTGATCTATAATAGAAGTAACAATTGAATCTAATTGAGGTTTTTCCTCAGTATTATTATCTATATATTCTAGATAATCTTGATATGATTTTGCTTTGTTAATATAATTAGCCATTAATTTGTGATATTATGTTTTCAATTTCTTCCTTAGGAAGCATGTCAATATATTCTTTAGCTTCGTGTTTACTAACTTCATAATAAGCAGCTACTGCTTCTACTTGATCGGCTTTATATTCTTTTTTATTTTTAGCCTTAATATATTTAAGATACTTGTATTGTTTAGGAATAAGATCCTTATATAGATTATAAAGATATTCACCTTTCATCTGCCAAGTATTCTTTTGAACATAATTAACAACTTCACAGTAATCTTGATCCATACTTAGATAACGATTAATCATCCAATTATTCCAACCTTCATCACCTAAGTAATCACCTTTATTAGTTGTAATATTTTTAATATGGTCAAATATATTCATTAGTAGTTTCTTGAGTCGTTTCTATTACTATTAGATGTCATAGCAAGCATATTAAGATGTCTTACTTCATTAATTAAATCTGTATTTTTCCTATATAGATTTTCTAATTGTATTTCGTAACTCTTAATTTTTTCATCTGCTGCTCTTAAATTAAAAGCTAAGCCTGCTATTTGAGCTTTTAGTTGCTCATTTTCTTGTTGTAGTTCTTTTATTTTCATTTTAAATTTTTTAAAGAACATTATTCTTTGTTTCTTAATTGTGATGGAAGAAATTCTTCATTTACATGACCACATTTAACACATGAAAATACTTGAATTGGAATAAGAGCATCTTGTGCTGTACCTGTAATAAAGCGAGATGCTTTTCTAAGCATAACTCCATCTGTAAATACTTCTCCTTTACATTCATCACAAGTTACACCTGATGTTTTATCTAGGGTAATATTCATGTTAATTTGTTCTTGACTCATATTACTTGTTTTTTAGTTGTTTCTAATATTTTTGCTATTGATGCTGCAAAATTAATTTCTTTATCTGGTACTACACCTGCTCTCCAAATATGTTCATCCAATATAACTGATAGTTCAGCATCATGTCCATAACTAAATTCAGGTAAATTATCAAACATATACTTATAAGCTACTTGAAAATCATCAACTTGGGCGTCAGCTACAAGTTGGCGAACTTGATACCAAGCATCTTTATCGCGCTTTTTTAGTATTTGAATTAGTTGTTTAATCCAATTAATGTTTAAAGCAGCAATAGATAATTTATTATCTTTACTATTTTGTTGTAATACCTTGATAATAGAACGAACATCAGGATAAAACTCATTAATTATAGTAGCTACATCTGCTATTTCATATTGAATTCCTTCAACATCAAGAACATTAGTACAAATATGTTTTGCAACAGCACCTTTAGTAGGTGGTTTTAAAATATGTACTTCACATCGTGATTGAATAGGCTCAATTAAACGCTCAATATAATTACAAGTAAGTATAAATCGAGTTGTTACTGAGTATTCTTCAATCAAGTTACGGAGTGCAGCTTGAGCTGGTTGGGTTAGGAAATCCGACTCATCTAGTATAACAACTTTAAGCGGTTGAAATGTTGATGTAGAAGCAAATCCTTTTACTTTATCTCTAATAATATCAATCCCATTCTCATCGCTGGCATTAATATAAAGATAATCGCATTTGATGTTCTTTACTATTAGTTTCGCGAGTGTGGTTTTTCCTGTGCCTGCAGTGCCAGCGAATAAGAAATGGGGTATATCGTTTTTAGATATACAATCGGAGATGCGGTTTTTAACCGCATCATTTCCGATGTATTCTTCTAATGTTTGTGACCTATACTTTTCAATCCAAAGAGTATGTTGTTTCATAACTATTATTTTGTATTAAATTACATTCCAAATTGTGACAAATCAACATCTTCTTTTTTCTTTTCTGTTGGTTTATCATGAATGACACATTCTGTCATTAGAAGTGTAACTGCAGCAGCGGCCGCGTTTTCGAGTGCACAACGTACTACTTTAGTAGGATCTATAATGCCTGCTTTAAAGGCATCTACTGATCTTTCTCCCACAATATCAAATACAGCATTTTTATCTTTTAGAGCAGGAAGCCATTCATAGTAGTCCTCTCCAGCATTTGATAGTATTTTATTAAGTGGTCCGGAGCATGCTTTAAATACAATTTGACCTCCTAAACCAGCATCACTATTATCTCTACCATTAATAGAATTTCTAGCGTGAAATAAAGCTACACCAGCGCCAGGTAAAATTCCTTCTTCAAGTGCTGCTTTAGTAGCTTGTAAAGCATCATCAATGCGATCTTTCTTTTCTTTCATCTCAATTTCAGTACCACCACCTACATTAATAATAGCTACACCACCAACCATTTTAGCTAAACGATCTTGTAAACGCTCAACTTCATATGGTGAATTTGCTTGATCTATTTGAGATTTTAGTTCAGTAATACGAGCATCAATTGCTTCTTCATTTCCTTTACCATCTACAATTGTAGTTGTTTCTTTACCTACAGTAATGGTTCTAGCATTACCAAACCAAGTCATATTAAACTTATCTAATTTCATGCCCTTTTGAGGTGAAATTAAGGTACCACCAGTTACTGTAGCTATATCTTCTAAAATAAGAGTTCTACGTTCACCAAAATCAGGGGCTTTAACAGCTACTACTTTTAATGATCCTCTCATTTTATTTACAATAAGAGTAGATAGTGCTTCACCATCAATATCCTCAGCAATAATAAGCAATGCTTTATTTTCTTGTGATACACGCTCTAGTATTGGAAGTAAATCCTTTACAGTACTAATTCTACCATCATATAGTAAAATCAAAGCATCATTTAAAATAGCTTGCATTGTATTATTATCAGTCACCATATAGGGTGATTTATAACCTCTATCAAACTGAAGACCTTCTACTACCTCAAGTGATGTTTCACCTGAACGAGATTCTTCTACTGTTACTACTCCATCTCTTCCTACTTTATCAATTGCTGTAGCTACTAATTCTCCAATTTCTTCATCTCCATTAGCTGATAGAGTAGCAATTTGTTTAATTTGCTTTTCATCAGTAATATCTACAGACACTGATCTGAGTTCGCTTACTATATCTCTAACAGCAGCTTCAATGCCACGTTTTACCTGAGTAGCATTGATTGATTGTTTAGATGTTGATTCAAGTGCTAATTTGGCAATTTGATATGCTAATACAGTTGAAGTGGTTGTACCATCACCTGCTTGATCAACTGTTTTTTGTGCTGCTTGCTTAATTACAGTTGCAGCCATATTCTCAATAGGATCTTCTAATGTAATTGTTTTTGCAACAGTAACACCGTCTTTAGTTGATTGTACTTGACCGTGTTCTTTTTCAATCAATACATTACGTCCATGAGGACCCATAGTTACAGATACAGCATCGTATACTTTTTGAATACCTGCCTGTAGCTTTTCTTTTGCTTCGCGATCGAATTTAATTATTTTACTCATAGTTTATTTTTCTAAAATTGCCAACAAATCATTTTCTTTCATAACGATAAATTCTTCACCATCAATAGTCATTTTAGTTCCTCCAAATGCAGGAAACACTACTGTTTCTCCTACTTGTACTTTAGTCTCAAGCCAAGTCCCTGTAATTGTATAAATTCCAGGCCCGACAGCTATTACTTCACCCATAAGTGGTTTTTCCTTTCCTAAATCGGGAACTACGATGTTTCCATACATCGTCTCAGTTTCATCTTGTTGTTTAATCACAATGTGATTATGTAATGGTTTTATCTTCATAATATAATTTTAAAATTTAAAAAATGAAGATAATGACAGGTCTTCGATTTTCAAAACTTATTTAATTGTAACTTTTTTCGGTGCTTTTTCCTCTGCATAGGGAATATCTATAATAAGCAAACCTTTATCTAATTTAGCGTCTAATTTAGCTAAATTAAATTTAGAAGCAATTTTCCATGCTAAATCAAAAGAGCGACGAGCAATACCTCTTTGTAAGTAAGACTTTTCTACTTCTTCTGTTATTTGTTTGTCGTGGGTAATTCTTAATATATCGGACTCTACTAAAATTTCTATATCTGATTTGTCAAGTCCTACTACTGCGAGTTCAAATCGTAAACCTGTTTCTGTTTCGTAAATATCAACTGGGTAGTTGATTTTTTCTTGGAATGTGTTAAATGTTGAATTGGAATTTAAAAAGTTTTTCCAAACAATGTCGAAGGGATCAATGCCCCAATGTGCTAATTGTGTCATAATGTTCACTTTTGTGCTCCCCGAAGGTGAGCGGGTTAATTAATAAATGTAAAGACCTGTCATGTATCTTCGATAATAAATATATACGGATTAGTTCTTCGGTGGAAGATAATATGTGCTTTTTATATTAAGATCATCTATAAACTCTAATTTTAATATTCCATTTTCATCAAATTTACCTGTCCCTGCTGCTCCTTTATTTTCTGTAAATATCTCAAGTAAATAATTAGCGTTGAACTGAAATTCGGTAGATGGTATTTCAAATGTAGAATCTGTAGATTGAAAGCTAATTTTATCATCATGTGATGTTTTACCTCCTAATGTAAAGTAAATACCTTTATCACCTTCTTCATTAAATAATGCTTGTATTCTTACTTCATCACTACCTAATGCTTTTTTAGCTTTATTATAACGCTCTATAAAATCAGAATCAATAGTAAATGAGTAGTTAAAATCAATTTGTGATTCATCTAATACCATTGTTTCAGTAGACATCATTCTCAAATCAGCAAGATGATAAACTAAATCATACTCATTATCAGCAATTGATAGTTTAGTTGAAGTACCGTTTTTAGTTTCAACACCTAATTGAATAAATTGATTTGTAATACCAATTAATTTAAGTAGTTTATTTGTGTCATATACTCCTATAGTACAATCTTCTAAATCAAATCCATCTGCTTCAATTGATCCTGCTAAATCTTTAGTTTGGGATGTAAATAGAATTGTTATTTTTTTATCTTTAATTGTCCATTTTACCTTTTCATGTATTCCACCTAAGTAATACTTTTCAATAACCGATGTTAATAATTGTTTTTCCATATTA